GTAAAGGATATATTAAATTTTAAGCTTCATCTTTTTTCATAACTTTACCCTTTGCAGTCTTTTTGTTTGAACCGGATTCAGTCCTTGTGTCTTTTGAAGTAGTACGTTCCATCTGTCTTGATTTCTGACCTAACTCAGCAATTTCTTCAATAGACAATTCTTTCAGGTTACCACTTGCAATTTCTTCTTTACGGTTCTCCAGTACTGTTGATAACTGGTTATCATCCATTCCCATCAAGTATTTTAAGAACATGGTATAAGGGAACATATATTGAGCAGCTGGATTGGTTGAATACTCTTTCAATGCAATTGCACGGTTTTTACCTAATTCAACTTTTTCTTTATCCGACAAAGAGAACAGTTTATCCCAAACAATTGTATAGTCATTATTCTTTGGTGTTTCAATAATTTTATACTCAATCATGTGGTCAATAAACGGACGTAGGATACACGGTTCATTTTTTTCTTCCCTACGTGAAGCAACGTAGGAATCCCACTCTTGTTTATCCTGTGCAGATGATAGTTCACCACGTTCTGAGCCAATTAAGATTCGTTTTGGTATACCTTTAACCGCACTAATCATTTGCACCTGTACGTCAACGTGTGCGGATGGGTCTGCTATCTGTTGCTCTAAAGATTTGTAATCAACTCCTTCGTTTACAAGGACACGTTTTAAATTGTGTTCAAACTCTTTTATCTGGTCTTGCAGGTCTGCAAGCATATCAGGGGTCATTTCATAATCCGGTTTAACATTACCTGTATATCCGGGTCTTGCACCACGCCAAAACATTTCAGCATCACCACCAACAAGCTTTTCCAAATCCATCAAACGATTGAATACAACCTCTAAACTTGGTAATCCGTAGATTTCGTCTTCAAGAATATCTTCTGTAATGTGGATAATCCTTGAATAATGCACCAATAGGTTATTATCAACGGATGATGCCACTTTTGTATTCTGTGTACTTGATTTACTTTTTAACGCTTCATTGTTAAGTTTAATCTTATACGTCAAAGGCAAACCATATCGTGGATTCTTTTGGTCTGTTTCCCACTGGTCGATAACCGCTGAGTTTTCAGAAAATGGTTTAACGTAAATAAGTTTGGAACCTTTCTTCACTTTGTTCTGAAACCCTTTACTGGTTGAAATATCGTTTAACCCTAACAAAAGAACTGAATACCGACCTAAACCTGTAAGCTTATCCGCACGAACGAAAACAGACTTTAGTTTCAGTTTGGTGTAGATTTCATGCCATTGTTTCTCAAACTTAGTCTTTTTGGTTTTGGTGTTTTCAATAACCGTGATTTCACCTTTCCACGAAGCATTAACAGGTCTGTCAATAATCGCTTTAGCCATATCTTGACGGAAATACCTACCTAAGTAATCATCAAACGATAAAGTATCTTTGTACCCTAAAGCGGTATAAATGTCCCTGTCACCATTGTACGATTGTGTCCCTACTGTATTTCCCAACGCAATCCTGTTAAGTAATGTACTCATAACAGCAATAGTTGGTGCATGAAGTGATTTACTTGATTTTGGTTGTATCCTTGTCGTTGTTGCCATATCTTAATTAAGTTAATCTTTTTGCAATCCTCTTTTTAACCAAATAATTGAAAGCACCTGCTCCAGCATCCACTTGGTCTTTATACGTACCATTTGGAAATAATTCGTATTCTTCTTTGAATCGAGCGTTCCAATCAGCAACCACTAAAATGAAGCTACCGTTGTTGACCTGAACTGAGTATCTATCTGCTCTGGTGTTCTTGTCACCAATTGGTCGTTCTGCTTTCACCCTGAATCCAGCTAAATTGCGAATGGTACCTTCTGCGCTCTCTTTACCACCTGAACCACCTTCCTGTTCAATAACAATATCAACATCAGTACCGTCAGCAATCGCTGTCTGCCGAATCATCCTCTCCCTTACTTCTGAACTCCACTGTCCACGCTTAACATCTTCAATGAAAAAGAACTTGTTTTTTAATAAGTGCATTTTCACACCTACTGTGTAAGCACCAGCTTCAATGGTTGCTGCCTTATCCCAATAACGAACAGATTTGACAATTTGTCGTCTATCCAACAATTGTGCTGTCATAACAAAATTGTCAACTTTGAACAACCCCCCTCCAGGAGGCGCAGGATTCTGTCCTATTTGACCTGCATACCCATACTGCCCTAAATCACTTTCAAGTTCTTCTAACACGTCCTTGCCCATCCTTTGCTTGTCAAACAACCCATCTTTAGAATACTTTTTCACAAGTTTCGCTGGTCGCACAAGATGTTTGAAATGGATGATTTCCCCCGGAAGACAAACGTGTTTTAATTTTTTCTTTTTCTTTTCTAATAGATGTCCGCTTGGGTCATTCTGGTTCAACCGCTGCATTATACCAATTATGGCAGAAACTGCCTTATTTGTCTTACGTGTAGGTAATGTCTGGTCAATCCAGTTGTTCACGGTTTTCAATTGCTTTGGTGATGCAGATTCATCTGGTTTGAGAGGGTCGTCCCAAATGATGATGTCCGCATGAAACCCTGTGAGTGTGCCACCAACAGATGTAGAGTAGCGGTTGCCTCCGTTCAATTCAGCTTTTCTTTTCTTGTTACCAGCCACGTTGTCAACCAGCTTCACAATCTTGAAGTTTCCTTTTCCTTCTTTGTCAGCTTTAATCACCAACTCAGGATAGATTGAACGAAAGAGTGTGGATTTCACAATGTCCCTTGAATACTCAGCACTTTCCAGAGAAAGGTCGCTTGAGTAAGAACAAGTGATGAAACGCATCCAATACCATTTGGTCCAACACCACACAGGGAAGATGATTGAGCATAAAGCAGTCTTTGTCGTTCCTGGAGATATGTTGATTAATAAGTCGTGCTTTTTGATTTCCCGATTGCCCACACCATATGCAACTTTCTCCAGTTGTTTGCAAAGATATTTGATGTGCCAATTTGCCACAAATGGCTGAGAGGAGTATGCCGGCCACACCCATTGCAAAAACTCAAAAAGAGACCTATCATTGATTTCTCTTTGGAGTTTAGCAGGGTCTTTCGTGGCAAAGTCAAGCAATTCCTGCTCTGTGTACGAATTTCCCTGTGGAACTGGTGTCTTTTTAAGCACTTTTGTGGTAACTTCTGTCATAATCAATCAGTTTCTTCCACGTTTTCTTGATTATTATCCTCACCATTTGCACTTTTTTGCGGTTTTTGTCCACTTTGTGCAATTTCCCGAAGCGTTTTCAATTGCTTTTTTGTAAGCTTGGAAGCATCAATCGAATGGCTCACCACACCACTATGTACCACTTCTGACTTATCTCCCCATACTTCCGGATGTTTAGCAGCCAGAAACTTCACCAATGCCTGCACATTAGGTGGATATTGCTTGGTGTAAGGCTCACGAATGATTTCCGTGTACTCTTTTGAAACCTTACCTGTATCAGGGTTGTAAATCTTCACTTTGTTCGGAATCAACTTCACGGCATCGTGTGTGTAACCAGTAGCCAATCGAAACAAGGCATGAGCAGCAGCGCCAATCGCTTCCTGCTTACCTGATTGTAAGGCTTGCATGAAATCAGGTCTTGTTTTCTTCCATACTGCAAATCCAGCATCACTGATACCAAACACATTAGCCATTTCATATTCGGTCATACCAGCAAGTGCCAACCAAAACACCATACGATTGTAATCCGGTTTGAATTGAGAAGGAGAACCTGGACGTCTGTCCATATCTCTCACTAAGGTAATCACATCACCGTATTTTTCTTTCATCTTCTCAATGCGAGCCAACGCTCCACTTGGACGACCGATTTTATTTTTTATCCTTTCAACTTTAGCCATGTTATTTTAACCTTGAAATTTGAAACCAATATATGCATATTTTTTGAAATCAACAAATCTTGCCCAATTTTTAATATCTTATATTTGAGAACCAATAATATATGGTACTTTTATTTGGTAAATTCCTACAAAAAATTATAAAAATTTTTACAGACAACAGATATATAGAGATAGATT